AGTAAGAGACGGGTTTTCAAACTTTTTGTTCTACTGTGCCCTGCCGCCCGGCGCCAAGGCCGCAGCGGAGGCGGGCAGGACGGTGGACAGGCGTGGGTTCGAGACGGTGACCTTCGTGGTCACGGTGGAGAACTTCTCCCTGTCCAACGGCAGTGTCTACTCGGCGATGTTCGTGAGGTTGCAGCACGCCACGAGCAACGCAGCTGGCGTTCTGGCCTGGAGTAACTGTCAGGCGAGTCACATGCTCTTTGACGCGACGATGAGCGGCCTGGTCACTGCGGGGCAGTCTCACGGCCTGTGGGCTGTGGGCTCCTGCGGTAGCGGCCCGGCTGAGGGCGTGTGGCTGCACTTCGGGCTGAGCCAGAGTCTGATCGGCTCGATGGAGTCCAGGGCCTACGCCGTGGGCTACGTGGGCGAGCGGCGCTGGGTCAGGGTCTACCTGAGTCAGAGCACGGCAGGCGATCAGTCCGATGTGGAACTGGGCGCAATCGCCTTCCTCGGGTTGCCCGGCACGTGGCCAGTGAACACGATCGCGAGGACGAACGAGGCTTAACCAGGTTGTAAGGCAGGAGCAGGGTCCGGGGACTTAGCTCCCCGGACCCCTTACAGAAAACTCTAGGAAAGATCAAGGGGGAGAACAATGGCCGAGATCAGCACGACTTATCAGTCAAAGGTTGGAAGGGAACAGGGCGGGGACCGCTTCTACATGAAGGAGGACGGCGAGTTCAAGTTCTACGACACGGACTGGGACGGGAAGGCCCTGAGGAACGTCCTGGCGTCGTTGTATGGGTTCACTGCTTTCGGGGCGTCGGGGGTGTTTGTCTCCGGTCCTGTGAACATGTCCATCTACTACGGGACTGTCAGGTACAGCCTCCCGACGGGCATCTCGCTCGCGAGTCTGCACTTTCCCTCCGCGTGGAAGGGGGCGCGCTTGAGATTGGACTGCTTCAGCATGGTGACGGACGCCAATGTAATTTTTAGGGCTTCTGTCAACTCTGGGACCACCGGGTTCTCGCTGATCGGCAAGGACGGCGTGGTGCTGTCTTCGATCAACATGAGCGCGGTCGGTTACGCGGTGCTGGCGTGCTACACGGAGAACACGTGGCAGATCGTGGATAGCAACGACTCTGCAACAGGTGTGGCAGCCGCTTAATTGTGAAGGGTTGGAGGGGGACTCCGATCCCCCTCCCGCTATAAATTGGAGGTGAAAGGCAAGGATGAAAGTCAGGATGAAACAGGACCAGGCAGGATGTGCGGACGGCATTACCTCGCGCCTCTATCAGAAGGGGCAGGAGTACGACCTTCCGTACAGGCTTGGAGAGGCTCTTGTGGGGATGGGCGCTGCCGACGAGGTGAAAGAGAAAGCGGAGGAGGTGAATGGGAAGATGATTCGCTTTTCACCGATGGACAAGGACATGAAGAAGTCCCCGCAGGACAAGAGCGCCCCGATAACTTCGAAACAGGTGCTGCGCCTGAGCAGGAAGGAGATGCTCCAGATCATCAGTGACAGGGAGTTGGTCATCCCCGTCAAGGACAGCTGGAGGGAGGAGACTATCGCCCGGCGCATCATTGAGGCACTAGGCATATGACCGAATATAACTACAGCGAGAACTGGCCCTCGTGGCCTGGGTACGTCTGGTCTCGGGATCAGAAGATTGTCCAAAGGGTTCTCCCTTCGCACGGGAACGGGTTTGTATCCGTGAAGGTCCCTCCCGAGGTCGAGCCCATCTCCTTGGATGAGGCGCGGGGATTTGCTCGCGTGGACGGCACTTCAGAGGATACACTCATTGAGCTACTCATAACTGCCGCGAGAGAGGCAGTGGAAGGATACCTCATGAAGGCCCTCATCGAGCAGACCCTCGTCCTCAGCCTGGATTGGTGGCCGGAACCGCTGACGCTGCCCAGGTCACCTCTCATCTCGGTGGTCGAGGTGAGGACGGTGGGCGAGGACGCTTCCGTTGTAGTCTATTCCACGGACAGTTATTTTGAGAGGGTGCTGACTCCGGCTCGGAGTCAGATCGTCGTGAGGACGGGCTGCACTCCACCCATCAACACGGACCGCACTCATGGCGGCTACGAGGTGGAGTACAAAGCGGGGTATGGCAAGGACCCCAGCGACGTGCCAGCGAGTGTGCGGCACGGGATACTCATGCTGATCACGCACCTCTATGAGAGCAGGGTGCCCACTATCAGCACCGGGATAGTGTCGCGGGTGCCTGGGCTCGCAGAGGTCCTGGGCATGCAGAGGCGGATGAGGATATGAGTGGGATTGTCTCAGCCAGCGAATTGAAGGACCGCATCCAGCTCAAGAAGGCGTGCCAGACGCCCGACGCGGACTCCGGCGGGTGGGCGCGCAGTTACGAGACGCTGATCGAGATCTGGTCACAGGTTCTGCCCCTGACGCACGGGAACTACATACGCGGGGTGCAGGCGGACCGGGGCATCTTCACCCACGAGGTGACCATACGGCGGGTGGCGCTGGACGCCCTGCGCGGCGAGCTTTCCGGGGCGTTCGACTTCGCCTTCAAGAGCGCGGACCTCCACCCGCTCAAGAGTGAGTTCTTCATTCTGGCGCTCAACGGGGACGTCGTGGGGAACTTGATGAGGGTGCGGCGAATCATAGAGGTGGGTGCCAGGCGGGAGCAGTTGAGTTTCCTGTGCGAGGAGATGGAGGAGCAGGGGACGGGGTGGAGCAATGGCTAGTGTCACCGGGGAAGTGAGGGCGGAGGGTTTCGAGAAGGTGCAGGTAGTAGTGAAGGGTTTGGGATATAGGGCTTTCATACAAATTAAGAATGCGCTCATCGAGGGGGCCATGGATATACGCAACACGATGATCAGCTCTATGAGGGATACCCCGAAGACGGGGCGCGCCTATCGCAGGGGCGGCAAGATCCACATCGCCTCCTCGCCGTACAATCCGCCAGCCATCGACACGGGTGAGCTGGTCAGGAGCATCACGATGGAGGCGCGGGCCAAAGAGGTGGAAGTTGGTGCGGAGTCTGGAGCGCCCTACGCGAAGTTCTTGGAGGGCGGATCGTTCAGTAAGCCCGGCGGGCGGAGCGGGGCGATGCGGGGGCGCATGTTGCCCCGGCCCTTCATGCAGCCCGCGCTGGACAAGCACCTGCCGGAGATCAGGGACAAGGTGAAATCCATCATTCTGGGGGCGATAGCAAAGAAATGAGACTGGGTTACGTGGTGCTGAAACTGAGGTTGGCCAACACGTCCTTCGAGAATAGGATTGGCGGCTCAGCCGCGCTGGCCCTGGCCCTGGAGAGCACCCTGGCCCAGGAGATGGTGTTTGTCATACCGCTCAGTGAGACGGTCCCGGCCAACGCTTACGACAGCGGTATCAATCAGCTGATCACGGAGCGCTTCGGCCTTGTGGTGGCGCTGAAGATGGACGCCGACCCGGCGGACAAGACGGGAATCCGGGCGTTCGATAGGCTTCACGACGTGCGCGCGGAGTTTCTCTCAGTCCTGTCAGGTTGGGAGATGCCGGACGCCGGGGTGGACAGCCTCGTCTACTACGTGGGCGGGAGACTGTTGGATTTCAACAGGGCGTGGATGTGGTACCAGTTTGAGTTCGAGTTCCAAACGCGATTGGAAGAGATGACGCAGCCCGACACGACGGACGTGGGCGTCCTGAATAAGATATACGCTCAGTATGTTCTGGGGCCGTGGAGCGCGTCCAACGCCAAGACCAGGAACGCCGTGAAAGACCCTGCGCCATTTTTGACGATAGATGAGACGGACCCCATTGATGGGCTCCGGTTAGTTGATATGGAACAAATCATTGAAAAATAAAAGGGAGGATTAGAGAAATGAAGGAAGTCTTTGCAGTGCCCCGCGAGGGATTGATAGTCAGGGACCCCTCTTCCAAACAGCCCCTCCCGGCGGGGGGCGCTATTATTCCCCTGTCCGGATCAGATGGGACATATTGGCGGAGGCGCATTGCTTGTGGCGACGTCATTGTGGGGGAACCTGCAGAGGCGAAGAAAGGATTGTCGGCCCTATAATTTAATTACGCTTTGTAGGAGTTGCAATGTCAGAGCAAATAAAAACAGGGGCTACTGGCAAACCCTTTATGACGAGATCTTGATAGGGTGGGCAAATCTTATTAGCAATCAATTTTAAGGAGGTGCTTTTCTATGACTATCACTTTTGCGAACATTCCAACGACAATCAGGACCCCTGGGGCATACGCGGAGATCGACAACTCCAGGGCACTCAAGGGGCTTGTGCAGAACCCGCACAAGGTGCTCATCCTGGGCCAGAAGACGGCGGCGGGCACTGTGGGCAATGCCGTCCTCACTGCCATCACGCGGGACAACCTGGCGGATGGCTACTTCGGCCCCGGCTCCATACTGGCGCGCATGTGCAACAGGTTCAAGGCCAACAACCCTAACACGGAACTGTATGCCATGGCCCTCTCCGGGGGGACGGCCACGGCTTCGGCCCGACTCCACTTCTCCGTGGCCCTGTCGGCCACGGCGGGGATCGTGAGCGGCGTCGCCACGGTCTACATGATGATCAACGGGGAGCAGCTGACGCTCACCCTGAATAGCGGGTGGAGCGTGACGGACGTCAACAGTTACACCAAGGCCCTGATCAACGCCAGAACGCACAGCAACCTGCCGGTGGTCGCCTCGATGAGCGCCACGAGCACCGTTCTCATGCTGAGCGCCGTTTGCTCCGGCGCAGCGGGCAACTACCTGGACGTGCGCTTCAACTACTATGACGGACAGAGTTACCCGAAAGCCT